GTGACATTAGCCATTCGCAAAGGCTGCGCCTATAGAGACTAAAGCTCCATCGCGCAAAGCCATTCGAATAGGCCAAGACGCTTCTAGTAGATTGAGACGTTTGGGTCTAAATCTAAGCTGTGCGTATAGTGACATCAACGCCCAGCTCGTTAGACTCGAATCCCAAAGTAAACCTACTAGACGCTCCTCCGTATCAGCCCCAGTCCTCTCAGGTAGCATGAAGTGAAGGAGCAGTACGCCCGGGTCTCTAGTAGTGGAACCATGGCGTTGTCGCCTACCTAGGAACTTAACATTACGGCCGACCTCCGTCTTGTCGGCGTTAATTGTCATTCCTAGTGATTGTGCAAATTCTGCCCAATCATATAGTTCCACCCGTATCTCATCAACACTTAACCCAAGTGAAAACAGACTGTCATCCCCAACCGTGTGGAGTTGTCGTGCTTTACACCTGGTCATAGCCATGATTAAGGTCCAGTTAATAATGGACCCAATCAAAGCTGTGAAGCGGGATCCTGATGGTATCCCTGTGTGTTTAATGAAGACACGACCATCAGGCATAACGATTGGAGTGTGTATGAAATAGTGCTCTATCATGTCAAACACCTTATCATACTCACCTCCAAACGCTTTCCTGATTATCCCGAACGCGAAGCGAATCAGGAATCGTGGAATTGAAGAGTCGAACTTCGACCAATCCAATCCAACAGGAGTTCCAGAGTGCTTCACGTGGTCCAGCGCCATCGCGATCCAACGATTTGTGCGTGGAAGGATTGGCGCGTTCCGGCGTAACATTTCGTCTTGGTATACGTCCGCGAAGGCCCCCTCGATTAAATTTAGTTCGAATGGGTAACCCCACACAAGACGTACTTTTGGCTTGTCACGCAAAGCTAGTTGTGTGCGAAGGTACGCCAAACACGGTGGGAGTCTACAATACTTCAGTCTCCCTTCGAGGGCTTTAGACATAATCACTTCGGCGCGCGCAAGACCCTCTGAGTAAACATCTAGGTCTGTGCGTTTGCCCGTTCGACCAAAGAGACGCCACGAGGCACCCGGAGATGAAGGCTCAATTTCCACCTCATTGAGAGGTTTTGGTTTGAGGCCTTTAGCCCCGAAGACTTTATAAGCCAGATTCATGGCTTCAGTCAATCTCTGCCTCGTGTCACTATCCAGGCTAGACCAAGCCATATCACCGTGATCGTAGCGTTTGAGACTCTCGTAAAGTAACTCCAAGGTAGCGCCCGATCGCGTATAACCTTGTGCGATGTCTCTGACCTCCTTTCCAAAAGTGTATTCAACCATGTCCATAGCCCTCCTGTCGACCGCGTGGCCGGTCCGAACCACAGCCAAAATAGGCTTAAGTGGTTGTGTAGAGACTATTTCAGCCTCCGACAGACCGTTTTGATTCGCACTCGTAACCCGGATGTGAATCATAAGCACCTCCACCGGTCCATTTTGATTGCAA